AAGTTACACCAACGTGACTACGATGAGTATCTCTCGGCTTTGTCAACCCGTCAGAATAGGAGGTTTGGATTATGAAGTGGAGAATGCCACCTCGCCCACATCCTGTACTTACAAAAGAGAAGTTTACCTTACACTGTGACGGTGTAAAGCAAAAAATAAAGTGGAGAAGACTATGAGCGGATATGCAGGAAGTCCATCAGGTTATCTAAACCCTGTGGCAGTAGATAAGATCCAGCATCCAGATTACGATGCGAAGGCAGCAGAGAATACGACAATGAGAATGGTACAGTATTTGTACCCTGTGATCAAGAACTCTGTAGAGATGTTAGAGGCACTCTGTAAGGAAACAGACGTGCAAGTTCCTACTGATCTTAAAGATAACATGGAATTTCTAAAGACAGTTTACAATACACAGATTGATTGGCATCCTAGAACAATGTATGGTGACGAGGCTGCGGAGGAGCTTAATGCTCGTCTCACCTTGCATGAGGAGTGGGCTACTGAGGACAATGCACATCATAGCGTATTGAATTGGCAGAATCCTTACGGAAGCGATGGTCAACTCCAGCAAGCTCCTGCCGTGACTCAACAACCAATGATGCCAAACCCATATATGCAGCAGCAGATGCCTATGCAGGGCGGCGCAAGTATGTTTAAACCTTGGACATGGTTTGGCGTGGGCACAGCAGCCGCCCAACCTCAAGCTTGGCAGTTACCACCTCCACAGATAGATACGCTAGCTAATGGAGAACAATTTTACACAGCAAATGGCGGAGGCCCTCCACCATTGGCACAACAGCAAGGATACCTTACGTTACCAGTTGGAGCAATCGGCTGGAATATGGCAGGACAACCTATCGACATGAACGGTATGGTTGTAGCAACTACTGGCGAAAAGTTAATGAACACAGCCCTCAGTAGGATCCTGTAATGGTCTATTGTACACGTAACGATGTAGCAGCTTTTTTACAAGTTGATGATTTCAGTGGCACTACTACTCCAGCAGATGGAGACGTAGATTCATTTATATCAATGGCAGAGTCTCGTGTAGAAGAACTTACAGGGCATGCGTGGGCAACTGCAAGGGCTAAAGAAGTAACAGAAGAACGTGTGCGAGTACAGAGAGTAAGATCCAACGTAGTTAACTTACGAGGGAGAATACAATTAGAACATTATCCAATATTGGCATTTTCACAACATGCAACACCTAGTTTTGCAAATACGAATGGCAGCATTCAGATATGGACAGGTGGTAGTTATGTTGATTTTTTAGATTCTGACAACGGTAAAACATTAGGTAGTTCGGTCACAGACACAGGTAAGAATCTATTTGTAGACACAGAGAGAGGAATAATCTATATAGATAATTACTCTACTTTCAACATGGTCAATAGTAGTCCACAGGGCGTAGATGCTTACGTATCTTATAAGTATGCAACAGCAAATACACCAGACGACATAAAATTGGCTACAATTTATTTTACGGCATCTATTATAGTTGCCAATGATGATCTTAACGTATCTCAAACAACAGAAGGTTCTATGGATAACAGAACTAAATCAGAGAAGTTTGAGGAGATGGGAATGAAAATCCTTACAGATCATTCGAGAATAGGCCGAACAATGCCTATGGCAAGAGCCATTGGTGGGTTTGGTACTGGCATGGTTAATCCTTGACCGTAGCTGTAGGCATAGAAGATCCAGTAAGTACGCTTGTATCACTTATAGATACAAATTATGCAACAGGTACAGACGCATCAACGTCAGTTACGGGATCTAATGGAGGAACAAAACCTACAATAGATGAATCTTGGGATTTAGGAAAGACAAATATAAGGAGCAAAGATCTTGTAAGAGTATACGAGATTGCAGGAAACCACTATGCACAAGCAGTGGGTAACGGACTCGATAGAGGTATATGGAGAATCTCTATTGACATATCAACAGCCAAGAGCAGAGAAAGGCTCAGGCAGATTTACGGAGAGATAGTAAGGGTTTTAAGGGCACTAAAAAATAGTCCTGGAACCAATTATGCTTATGTAAGACCAGTATCACGGGTTGACCAGACCGACAAGCTAAGGCGATGGTTTAGGTATGTCCTTGATGTTGAAATCATAAGTTTTGAGGCGATATAATGACAAACATACGGCAATCACAGCAGGTAAACGCATACTTCCAAACGGAAACGGGATATGCAACGATAGGCAAAAACACCCAATCAGAGGGTGCACTATCACACATTGGTCTACTGGACACCTTTGATCCAAGGATGCTAGATCATCAATATGCAGCAGTGTCTACAATAGGATATTCTGTAGCACCACACGTGTTGAAAGGTGCAACTAATGTTATGGTTCCACTTAAGATAGGCATGTGGGGTGATGGTTGGAAAACGTTATTAGGTAGATGTATTGGACAAACTACAATAGACAGTGCCGCACGTCCAGCTCACTTACGTCCAGATATACAAACTATAGCCATAGTAGCTGAGGAAGAATTGGCATCTAATTTTCAAGGAAGTTTAGCATCAGGAGTAGCATTTAACAAAGCAGAATTAGAATTAGATTACACAACAAATGCACCAGCTACGATCAACTTTGACGCAACTGCATACTATGTAGTTGATGAAGCAACACCTGGTACTAGAACTGCAGCTAGAACATTTGCAGGAGATTTTATTACTGGAGATTACAGTTCTCAGACCTTACCTTCTGAGCCAACTGGCAATCCTATACTTCCAACAGATGTTGAAATTAAATATTCTACAGGCACAATGTCAAAAGGCATTACTTTTGATGGACCTGCAAACAGTTATGTTGAAGTTGGTGAAAAATATATTTTAGGTTATACTTCAGCAGGTGCATTAGATTCTAACTTTGGTACCGCAGGAATATATGACATGACCCTAGATGCTAACAATACATTGACAAAATTAAAAACTTTGATTGACAATGATACGGGTTGGGGCACACAAACAATTTTAGGTAGTGCAGGATCATCTAGTCCTTTAGATTTACAAAAAGGAGTTTACGCAGATGGGGGTTCAGCAATGATGCCTTCAAGTATGACAGCTTGGCCGTTTGTTAAGACTGCAAAGTTAACTATAGACAATCAACACATACCTTTACCAGGAGTAGCAACAGGAGTGGACGGTTCAAAAAAACTATTACAAAATAATGACATAGCACGTGGCGAGAGTATTATTACGCTTGAGATTACAAGTACAGCTAAGGATGAAACATTCTATGACGAAATGGTGGCCGATACTTCTTTGCCATTAGTTAGATTAGATTTCGGCACTAACGGATCCATAGCACTTACAAACGGTAGAATAATGACACGAACAGCAGGTTACACCGCAGGAACAGAAGTAACAGAGACAGTAACTATTCAATTTTATGGGGCAGGTAATTACACCAATTATACTAAGTATGCAATATCAGGCGATTTCTAAGGTAAAACATGGTCAAGGTCAGAGGGCAAATCAATCAGCCCATAGTGGATATAGCACAAGTTCAGGAAGAGTACTGGGAACGTAGAACCTTTGAACTTCCGAGCTTAGCCCACCTCCACAAGCCCACAGGCTGGAGGAAGTACTTACCTTGGAAAAAAGAACAAACTCCTGTAGTGATCCTAAGAAGATTATCTACAGAAGAGTGGATGGAATTTGAAGATAGATTTTACAATTTAAAGACTGAGCTAGTTAAAGAAGCACCGACTTACAGGGCTGTAATAAACAAAATGATGGAGGGCAAGAGTCTTTCAGAAAACGAACAAGCAACATTGGCTATGGCTAACAAAAAATCACTTCCTATGTACATAGCTATGTTAGAAAAGATGTTAGATGAGCCTAAATTAAATTATGATGAAGTAAGTATTTTAGTATCAAGTTTGGACGATTATGATCGCAGTACTTTGATGGCACAAGTAAACAGTATAACTTCACAAAAGATGTCTGTAGCTAATAAAGTAAATCAAGAGCGAGTGGCTGAGATGGATAAGATGCACAAGGAGACGATAGCACAATATGGCAGATAGCGATTATACAGTTGCGGTAGTGTTACAAGCTTCAGATGAGGGAATGTCTAAAACACTTAAAGAAACTAGTGATGGCGTTGAAGATTTAGGTAAGAAAAGTAAAAAAACACAAGCTGATTTGATAACTACGATTGTAGCTTTAGAAGGTTTAACAAGTGGTTTAAACCAAGTAACTGGAGGTGCACGTAAGTTTTCAGCAGCTATGGTTCAAACGGGTAAATTTACCAGAGATCAAGCAGACGAATTTAACAGATATATAGGCTTTATTGAACTTGCAACAGGTCCACTTGAAACAATAATTGCAGTTCAAAAGATAGCTACTGTTACCTCAATGATATTTGCAAAACAACAAGTGGTAGAAAATACAGTTAAAGGACAATCGGTGGTTGTAAATACAAGTCTTGCAGCAAGTTGGGGTTTACTGCTGCTGCCAATAATAGCAGTCATTGCAGTTTTTGCAACATTATTTATTATATTTAAAAAGCAAGATGAAATTACTAAAAGTCTTAAAGAGCAAATAGATGCTCTCAGGGGGGCATTTCAAACTGCAAATCTAATAGGTCGTGATACTATCGCAGTATTTGCAGGTCTTGCGTCAGGAGCCGAAGCAGTTATAGATCCGTTACAAAGGGTAGTTGGTATTATTCCAGGAATAGGAGGTGACTAATGACAAGATTTGTATTGTATGATCCGTCAGAGGGTTCTCATGTGGATGCAACTACACTTGTCACAGGTGCAAGATCATTATATGAAGGTGACTTCGATAATGACGGCACAAGTGGTGACGATGTAGTTGATGGTGGTTTGGGAAATATATGGACATCAGGTGGAGAAACAGGCACAGAGTTAGCATTTGGTAAAGGTAATCCAGGAACATCACCAAGTGCAGATAAGTTTTTGCATACTATGTTTAGAATTACACTTCCAGATGGCCCGAAAGCTACAGCATCAGGTGAAATTATACCTGATGCAAACGGTACAATCGACAAAGTAGTGTTAAAGTTCAAAGTAAAAAATTTTGGAGGCTCTGGTAGTAATCACCGAATAGCTTGGAGACCTATAATAAGAAGCCCAAGTGCTATAGATTATGACGCAGTTACTTGGAAGACATCAGACGGCTCAACAGATTGGGCTGCTTCTGGAGCAATAAGCACTGGTGATGTAGATACTACTACAGATTTTGGTAGCGGAACAGCAGGAATATTAGGATTTCAATCACTAACGACAGGTTGGAATGCTTTTACTTTACAAGATACAAGAATTGCAGGACCGTCGAGTGCAAAAACAGTGGGGTTTGATTGGGGCGTAACAGTAGACATAATAGGATTTCCACTTGATCCTACAGATTTAGATACAGCAGCCACATTTGCTAGAGTTTACAATGTAGATGATTCAGCAGCAGCTAACAAACCATACGTTGAAGTACATTATCAAGATGACACACCATCTAAACCAAACATACAAGCCGTACCACGAGAAGACTTTAGAAATTGTGATATTTCATTGATCGAACAACCCAAAGAAAAAGACCTTGTAAGATACGTTGCAGTTCACAATGCAAGTGGTACACCAGCATATAACACAGGAACATCAGGTTCTAATTATGGTATTGCAATTACAGATACAAACAAGGACGTGTATGATAATTTCTTTGATTTAAATCCAGCTTCAGGCACTTTATTCTTTCCAGGTAGTACTAGTGTAGCAGGTACCGACAATAAACTAATATTCTTTGCAGAGGACAACAATAACTCAGGAGCTTCAGGATCTACCAAAGGCAACACTTTGACAGTTACACGGTATGATCCGTACACAGCAGAGGATCCTGATGCAAGTAACTTTAGTCATTCGTGTAGTTGTAGTTGGATTCTTATTGGCAAAGCAACATCAGGTTCGGGTGCAGCTTCACTTACAGACACAACTACAGCAACAGAGCCTTGGTTACGAGGTAACTTTGTATCTAATGGAGTTGAGGTAGGAGATACACTTTACAACTTAACAGATAGGACAGGATCTACAGCAGGTTCAGGTTCTATTAGCGCAGTTACACAAAGCACAGCCACAGCTACTATGAGTGGAGGTGGAGCTAATAATTGGGATAGTGGCGATAAATATGTTATAGTGCGTAAAGTAGATGTAGGTGAAAAAGTATCAATTACAGTTAGATCTAGTAGAGTCACAGGTCTTAAATTTGACAAGATAGGCATATTCTGGACTAGCACAACAAATGACCACATTACAGATGACATCAATGTTGATTTATCAAACTTTGATATAATTGAACTAGACACTTCAGCCAATGAGCATACGTTATCATTTAGATATACAACGGCAGGTTCATATTATCCACAGTTCTTTTTTGTAGACAGCTCAACAGGATTTAGAACTTCAATCAAACAAGCAGGCAGACATACAGATCCAGATACAACAGCTTATGTTTTAGATGATGGACCTAAACCAGTAGTAGTAGTTGAACAACCATTACCAGTACCAAGAATAACCTCCTCAAAATCAATAGGTGAAAGTGCAAATGTAGCATTAGATAAAGATTCAGCAGTGATATTTTCAGCCGCAAATTCAACAGCAAGTGGTGCTGACGCATATATAAAAAATTACAAATGGCTTGGTGAACCTCAATCGAGTCAAATTCTTACTCAAGGATGTACTGACATTAATAATGTGCCTTTACTTAATGAGAGTAAAAAAGTATTTATGAGATGTAATACAGACGCTTATCAAGATGCAGTGTTTACGATCTATGGCTTAGCTTCGTTTAGAGATGATAATGTAACGCCAATAAAAGATACAGACATTACTTTTTCACATTACAGATATGTTAAGGCTACAGTGTCTCCAGGTTCATCAAGGTATCTTAAGCACGACACGGCTGGAGCTTTTGGGAATGCTGCACGAAGCGATAGTTCAGCAGCAGACACGGAACAATTCTTTAAACAAATAGATATTATACATTGCTCAACTAAGTCAAGTACATCAGCATCAGAGGAAGTATATCAATTATTGGCAGCAGATTCAGACAATGATGGTACAATAGATGTAGGCGGTACATTAGATACTAGTACAATATGTAAGCGCCTTTGTGTAGATTCTAACAATGGTTCTCCAGGATATAAATGGGGTGGACTATGTTCAGTAACAGGATCTAGTAACATTACATTTACTAAGAACTCAGGTGCAGATGAAATAGAGAGCACAGCTATAGATTTTATAGCAGCAGGATTTGGGCCAGGTGACACGATCACTGTAGAAAGCAGTTCTAATGACGGAGTATACACCATTCAAAAAATAGAGAAGGTTAGTTCTACATATTCAATATACTTAAATGAAGAATTGTCAGTGGGTGAAACCAACACAAGTGCAACGATATTTACAACACAACCAACAATTTCAGTAGCATCTAACATAGCAGGTACAGCTAACATATCAGTAGATGTTACAGACAATCTAAGTGGTGTAGGTGGAGCTGCTGCTAATATGAGAACCGTGTTTAGAGATGTTACAAGTTTGGACTTAAACGCACTTGGTGATTCAGGCAACATAGCTATCGAAAATGCCTCTTTAACTAGATCAGGAGGAATCAATGCGGTAATGCCATTAGGAGAAAGGCGATACCCTCCAGGTGCAGTACACACAAGTCACGGTTTACCTAAGTTGAGTATGACTGTAAGAGTAATTGATGATACAGGTTTTACAAAAATATACCGATTACTTAACAATTCATACAACTATGCTATCTATCAACACCATGACAGTAATTTTACAACATGGGTAAAGTATAGATTAAAGTTGGAGTCATTTACGGTTAACAGGGATCCTGTTAATTTACAACATCAAATAGTATCAGCATCGTTCTTTGTGATTGGAGAAGAGGTGTGAAGTGCCAACAAACTATGGTGTTAATCAATACGTTAACGAATTATATAATATAAGAGTAACAATAGATGGTATAGAAGTATCAGGCATTACTTCTTTAGATTTCAAGCATAAAGTAAATTCGTCACGAGTAGCGACTTTAAGTTTTGAAAATAGGCAGACACTAGAGTCTTTGAGTATTGGTAGTGTGATAAAAATTAACTTTGGTTTATCAGATGCGTACGCCAACAAGATGATTACTGTAGAGGAAGGCACAACACAAGGAGCAGAACCAATAGTATTGCCTAATGATTTTCACGGTAAAATTAAAGTAATAAGGCCTAGTCTTAAAGAGACCTTCATCACAGCTATGGATTTAGTGTCTGATCTGTCAACGTCTACTTCAACCAATATACAATGGAGAGACTATGGAAGCCAAGACATGTATTTCGTTGCTAAGGATATTTGCGATTACAAAGGTATAGACATATCACTTTTAAACGAAACAACTAAATATTTGATTACTGAAGATCAAGGAAAGCTACGTCCAGATTTTAATATTTATGGAGTGCAGACACGGGGTTCATTTTTAAATAAATTATTTGAATTGATGAGCTTTAATCCTACAGATACTCCAGCGTTTATATCTTCCACATCTGGTAAAGACGCTTACATGTCAGATCCATTACCATTTGTTCAGTTTTATTATGCAATAAGAAAAGGGAAACAAATGGAGTTCTTTGCACCAAACAGGTTTGATAAACGTAATGAGCCAGTGTTGAAGATAGGTCCAAATGAATCAAACGTAGTTGGAGATGGTTTAGTAGGGCAGATAGACTCATCAACAATAATTAATAGTGTTACAGTATTTTCTAAAGATGACGTTAGTAAAAACGTTACGCTTGAAGATGAATCCTCAATAAGTAAGCATGGTCTTTTTTCAAAGAGTTTTAGCTTTGATTCTAATAACTTAAATAGGATGAGGGAGTTTGCTTACATAATAGTTCAAAACTTTAAGACACCGACTATTACTTACAATGTACAAATAACAAATGGAGAGTGGGTTCAGCTAGGAGATTTAGTAGAAGTAAGTAGCCCATTAATCGGAACTAAAGAACTTTATCCTGTGATAGAAAAACAAATGACAATATCTCAAAACATAGTTACAAAATTAGCTTTAGGCAAGAGATCTATAAGCACCAAAAAGCTATTAGAGTTAGTACAAAGATAAGGCCCATCAAGTATATATAGACTACTTTTAATAGATAAGAATGGGCTTAAATCAATCGAACCCCAAAGACGAGGACAGAACAATCAAGGAATTTGATAAGGTCAAGGACATTGTCATCAGATTTCTTAGAGACTTACCTGAGACCAGGAACAGTGACAAGCTATTGTATTATGAGATAATGAAGGAGAACTTTCTCAAGACAGATCTCAAGGATGGGATAGACAAGGCTGCGTTCCTAGATACTCTCTGGGAATTACTTACAATCTCACCAGACAAATCAACAATGGTAAGAGTAAGGAGACAGATACAAAACAGAGATTTAGTGTTTGAACCTACAGATCCAGATGTAAGAAAGAAGCGTAAGATAAGATCAGTAGACATTGGAGATTGGGCAGGTGATAACTGATGGTGTTTCACGCTAATATACATGCAAGGATAGACCACTGTTCAGATTGTGGTGACGTATTGCCTGAGTTGGATAGAGCGATAGAAGGTAGGTGTAAGCATTGCACTACTAAAAGAAAGCATGGAGTAGTAGACATCAACACTTGTTTTCAGGGGTCTGTAATTACTTTGGAGGACTGATGCCTTATAGTAATTGTTTGCCTTGTAAACAGCAAGGAAAGATAGTTAGATTGGATGTGCCTACACAAGGGCATCATAAGTATTGCAGGAAGTGTAGGATAGACAGAGCATCAGATAAGATGATGAGACAATTAAAAGAATACAAGAACTTAGTAAAGGAGTTATTATGAAGTGTATAGAATGCAATCAGCCAGTAAAAGATTTCTGGGAGTTCTGTGAAGGAATAGTGTGTGAGGATTGTGTATTAGATGATCCTGTTATATTGCATAAGTATAATTTATACTTATATGATGAGAATGGTAAAAAGATAGAAGGGTTAGTGTCAGCAAATATGGTAATAGATGTTAGGAGATATAGATGAAATTCAAAACAAAAGAAGAAATGAAAGAAATGAGCTTAGAAGAAATAACCGAGTATGAAACTTGGGTAGGAAAACATGCATCAATGGCATGGCATATCAGAAGATACATGGAGATGGAATGATCAAAGACATTACGATTAAGCTTGGCGGTACCAAACAAGCTAAGCGTCAGTATGAATCAGTTAGAGCAGACATAGAGACTACGTTTACTCTACCACATGAAACAGCAATGGATACTGAGAAAGCAATGGAAGCGTACAAATGGGAGCTAAGACGTGCAAAGATACTGTTTAGAGAGGCGTTAATGGCAGTTACAGAGGAAATAGATGGTAAGTCATCAGCACCTAAAGCTCCGCCCGTTAAACAGCCTCCAGCAAAACCAGCACCCAGGAAAGTACTTAAGGAACCAGAAGTAGATGAGGACGCATTATTTGAATCATTAAAGAGTCAAGTGATGCAGGATTATCTTAATAAGCAGGAGTCAGATTAATATGTTAGAGATAGAGCATGGTGGTGCAGGAGATCTGCACACGTTCTTTTACAAAAAATTGTTTAAGCTCATGAAACACTCTATCTCCCCCAAGGGGGAACTATGGTAAGAAAGGAAGAGTTCCACCAGATGTGGGAAAAGTTTGATCGTAGATATTTACATGAGTTAATGGAGATGGATCTTCAGCAGTTGGTTGAACATCACGTAGAAGTAGGTAATAGTTTCACTGATCTATCTGCTGCGGCTAAAAGGGCAGAGAGATACTTAACAGACGTATACAAAGTAATGCAAATGAAGAAACGTCTACAGGTAGAGAAAGATGCAATAGAGGGTACAGATGTGTAAGCATGCAGTTCAGGTATGTGATGGCGAAGGATGGGTGTGCGTAGATTGCGGAAAATTGATCCTAGACTAAACGAGAAGAAGTTTGTACTGATCAAATGCCCTAAGTGTGGTCAGAGTAGGGGGGGGGAGGCAAAACATAAATCATGGAAATGCTTTAGATGTGGTTATGTTATGAATAGAAAGAATACCCGTACCCTATGGGATCCAAACAATCCAGAAGAGGTGGGACTAGGCAGAGAAGTAGTAGATAAGAAGAAAAAGTATCAATAGAATGTTTCTAAGGGTTAAATGTGAGGTGGCCTAAATGGCCGTGTGTGACGTGAGATCCTAGCCCTGGGCTTGTGCTAAGGGTTAAATGAAGAATGGGCTAAAATTTAAGCTGCAGCTTCTAAGCCTGGAAGCCGTCAATAAATTACAATTAAAATTTAAAGCCTCGTGGCTAATAATCAAAACAATTTTATAGGCTAAAACTCCCTAAGAAACGCTTCTAAAAACGACTTAGAGAGTTTTTTATATTTAAAGGAAACAACTTTTAAAGCTGTTCAAGATCTGATTTAGTAAGTTCTCCATTAGCCAAAACTAAAAGCATTTTTCTAATATCGGAATAATTATATTTAAAATCCTGGATGCAGTTAGCTAATTTAATTATGAACTCTTTTTCTAATTTGTTTATTGTTTCACCCCCTTTAATGATCTCCTTTATTTATTCACCACACTTAAAACAAATATACTTATCGTGTAATATAGGGAAATGGCGATTATCTAAACGGCCACAATTAGAACACTTCATTTATTCACCCTCTAAATAATCAAGATGGTACTTCTTTAAAAATTTAAAAGCTTCTTGTTTATTATTAAAAGTCTCCATGTGTCCATGATCAGTATCAACAAAAACCCAGCACCCATATTGAACTAATGACCTATCAAAATAAATAAAATAGTTTTCACCTTCATACTTTGCGACTTCTTCATTATCAATATATTTATTGATACTTTGGTTTACTTCATGAATATCACTTTCACAATTTAAGTATTTAGCTAATTTAATAACTAATTCATTTAGTTCACTATCTTCTTTATTTAATTCTTCATCCCATGAATAACCGCCTTTCCTAGACATTAAGTCATTATCTAAATAATAAAGTATTTTTTTAAGATCATTATTATTCATTTTATCAAGCTCCTTACTTGTTTAAAGACATGAGGTTCTAAATCTTCATCGGCTCCAAAGTATAAACGACTTTCTAATTCTTCAACTATAAAATCATAAGTTACAAAATAAACACGTTCTTTTAATTGCTTTAATCCTTTAGTCGTTAGTTGTACAGTTGTGAACTTTTCACTTAACTCTATAATCTTATATTCAATACCTGAAATATCAATATAATCTCTATCTACCGTAATGTGTGTGTCATGATCAAAAGCACCAACGACCTTATAATATTGTGATAATTCCATTTTTAAAACTCCCTATAGTTTATTTTATCACTATATGAATATAGCATATAACTTATGTCGTCTACTATTTTATGTGCACCACTAAAACCACAACCTTTTACTTTAAGCGCTTCTCTTTTTCTATCGTATTGGTTACCGTTTCCCTGCTCCATATAGACCTTATTAATTGGGTAAGATAAACGGCATAATTCATAATTATTACTTACATAATAAATATTATACCATCTAGTTAAACCACTTTTAGAAATGTCCTCTAATTTAATTAATAGAGTTGGTTTGTTTTGGTACTTTCCTAAAGGGATTTTTTCAATGATCTCTTTAAGTTGTTCAGTTTCTGTTTTAGGGTACAGGACACCCGCTTCTTTTACTAAGCTCATAATTTAAGTATAAGATCTGTCTATATATACTTTTTCAGTAGTCCCCCAGGGCATAAAAAAAATATTGAAATTAAAAGCCTGGATGCAATTAATTAATTTACTTTTTCCATAGGCCCCCAGGGGATAAAAAAATAATTAAGTTTGTAGAGTACTAATACTTAATAAAAAACCATAAACCTGGTTAGAGATCCCTAATACAGATCTGTAAGGGTTAAATGTTCATATACAAAAAAAAAGGCTCAATAGGCTAAAAAAAACCTCATGGCATACGCCTAAGGGTTAAAGGTTATGATCTGGAAATAGGGCCATTTTTGGCAGGGTTTCCCCTACCAAAATACTTTCAAAAATCCGTTTGGATTTATTCGTTTA